TAATCAATTCCAACTTAATTATGCCTTAGCTGATATTTTAACTATACCTAAAACAGGTGAAACTAATTTTGAAGAGTCATATAATATTGTTACAACATTAGATTCTGAAGCAATTAGTTCAATTATTAAAGCACAAGGTGCCTTAACAAATAGTGAAACAGTAGTTATTCAACCATCATTATCTATAGATGGTGAACCTGAATTAGAATTAACATTTGGTGGAGATGTTGAATATGCAAATAAAGTATCATTTTACTTACCTAATCTAACTCAACAAAATGTTCCATCACAATACAAATTACATTACAATTCAGAATTAATTAAAGAGATATTATATTGTAATAAAGATATGATATCAGGAACACTAAGTATTAATTTAGAGGGTTTAATTAAATTAGAATTCCAAAACGGAATTATAAGTAGTACTTATTACTTAGTACAAAAGGAAATTTAAGCATATTTATATAAAACAAGGTTATGAAAGAAAAAGAGTTATCAAACAGCATTACAATCCGTGATCCATTTTTAGAACCATTCTATATCCAAAAGGATACATACTGCTACACAGTATTAGAGGATGCTACACCAGATCAACGTTACACTAAAAGTGTAGAAAAAATCCAAAAAACAATAGGATATTATGGTTCATTCGGATCTTGTTTAAGACGTATTGCTAGTTTAAAAACAAGTAATAAAGCCGAATATAACTCAATTTCTGAATATATTGAGGAATGGAGAATAGTAGAAAATAAAATAAACCAATTAATTAAAATAGACTTATGAGATTAAAAGCAGAATTTAACGCTGTAATTGTAAAGCCTAAAGACGAACAAGAAGAAACATACGGTTCGCTTTACATTCCTGATTTAGGAAAAGAAAAAAATTTGTCAGGAGAAATCGTATCAATCGGTCCTGGTCATTATTCAGTAACTGGAGTTTGGATACCTACAGTATTAAAAGTAGGACAACAAGTAATTTTGCCTCAAATGGGTCCAGTAAAAGTAGAACATGAAGGAGTAGAATATTATGTTTGTCCTGAAAATCAAGTATTAGCAACATTAAACGAAGAAGAATAATATGAGCAAACAAGTTATAGTAATAGGTAGTGAAGCTAGAGAGCGCTTAGTAAGTGGTATTAATACATTAGCTGATGCTGTTACAAGTACATTAGGACCAAATGGTCGAAATGTAGTTTATACAGATGGTCAGTCAGTGTTTTCTACTAAAGACGGAGTGACAGTAGCTAAAAATATTAACTACTTAGAGGATCCAATCGAGGAATTGGGTATCAAAATGATTAAACAAGCTGCTATTAAGACAGCAGACAACGCAGGTGATGGAACAACTACATCTACTTTATTAGCACAATCAATGGTTAACGCTGGATTAAATCATTTAAACAATGGTTCAAATGCAGTTGAAATTAAAAGAGGAATTGATAGAGCAGTTAAACAATTAGTTGAGTCACTTCGTAAAGAATTAAAAGAAGATATTTCATCTGAAGAACAATTAGAACAAGTAGCTACTATTTCAGCTAATAATGATCCAGAAATTGGAAAAATGATAGCTGAAGCAATGAAAAAAGTAGGTCGTGAAGGTGTTGTTCATGTTGAAGAATCTAAAACAGGAGAAACATATCTTGAAACAGTAGAAGGTATGCAGTTTGAAAGAGGTTATAAGTCACCTTATATGGTTACAGATAACAATTCAATGACTGCTATTTTAAATGATGTTTATGTTTTGATTATAGACAAAAAAGTATCTCAAGTAAAAGAATTATTACCTGTTTTAGAAAGTATTTCTCAACAAAATAAATCAATTTTAGTTATTGCTGAAGATATTGAAGGCGAAGCATTAGCTGCACTTATTGTAAACAAAGCAAGAGGTATCTTAAAATCAGCAGCTGTTAAAGCACCTGACTTTGGAGATAGAAGAAAATTAATTTTAGAGGACATTGCAATTTTAACTGGTGGTCAAGTTATTTCATCTGAAAAAGGAATGAAATTAGAAAAATTTGATTCTAGTTGGTTAGGCCAAGCACGTTCAGTTACAATTTCTAAAGACACAACTACAATTGTAGATGGTAAAGGTGATGATACTAAAATTGAGGCTCGTATTAATGAGTTAATGGAACAAATTGAATTAGCAAAAACACCATTTGAAAAAGAAAAATTACAAGAACGTTTAGCTAAATTTGTAGGTGGTATTTCAATTGTACATGTAGGTGGTAACACTGAAACAGAAGTTAAAGAACGTAAAGACAGATTTGATGATGCATTACATGCAACTAAAGCTGCAATTGAAGAAGGTATTGTACCAGGTGGTGGGGTAGCTTTATTACATATGAGAGATTTAATTGAAGTAAATGATATTGGTTCTCAAATTGTTTATGAAGCATGTTCAGCTCCACTTAAGAAAATTTTATCTAATGCTGGTGTAGAACAAGAAAAAATCTATCAAATTATGAATGACATTAAAAATGAAACATCATGGATGGGATATGATTTACAATCAGAAAAAGTTGTTAATATGAAAGAAGCAGGTATTATTGATCCAGCTAAAGTAACAAGAACAGCTTTAGAAAATGCAGCATCAGTAGCCGGAACTATTTTATTAACAGAATGTACTATTGTTGATAAGCCAGAAGAAAAAAATTCAACTCCTGACTATGGTAGTATGATGAATGGAATGATGTAATGGAAACAAGTAAAAAAGAATTTTACGAACTAATAGCTAACAGAGTTCCACCTGGTGACAGGTGGACTCTAGTTGGTTCAAGTGAAATTTATAATTCATTAACTGAAGTATTAGAGGCTTGGTTTGATAAAACAGGTGAAAAAGCTGAATTCAAACTAAATCCTATAGGTGGAAAAGCATATGTTATTAGAACTGAAGAGGTTGAGGTTAAACCTGTAGCACCTAAAAAGTTTAATATGTATGGAGACTATTAATAGAGTCAGTTTGGCTTTATAAATAATAAATGTTATATTTAAGTGATGAGAGAGCACAAGTTATATGTAGAAAAATATCGTTCTAAAACACTAGACGAATATGTAGGTAATGATACCTTAAAACAAGTAATAGCAAAGTATATTGAACAAAATGATATACAAAATTTATTACTATATGGCCCTCCAGGAACTGGAAAAACTACATTAGCAAAACTTCTTATTAACAATATCAACTGTGACCACCTCTATATAAATGCAAGTGATGAAAGAGGAATTGAGACCATACGAGAAAAAGTACAAGGTTTTGCCTCAACTGCCTCATTTAAACCTTTAAAGGTAATCATATTAGATGAGGCAGATTTCATTACAATTCAAGGACAAGCCGCTTTACGAAATGTAATTGAAACTTATTCTATGAGTACTCGTTTTATTTTAACTTGTAACTTTATAGAACGAATTATTGATCCACTACAATCTAGATGTCAAGTATTAAAAATTGTACCTCCATCTAAAGGTGAGGTTGCAAAACATGTTGTTACTGTTTTAGAAAAAGAGAACACTGAATATGATTTAGATTCAATTAAAACTGTAGTAAACCAGTTTTATCCTGATCTAAGAAAAATTTTGAATACATGTCAATTATCAACACATAGTGGTAAATTAACACTAGATAAGTCAGTATTAATTGCTTCTAATTATATTGATAAAGTAATATCTGAACTTATTAAACCTACTCTTACATCTTGGAAAACAATAAAACAAATTATTGCTGATTCAAATATAAGTGAGTATGATGAATTGTTTAGATCATTATATGATAGAATAGAGGAGTATAGTAAAGGAAATGATGGTGAATTAATTATCTTAATTTCAGAGTCACAATATCAATCTAATTTTAGAATTGATAAAGAGATAAACATTATGGCTTGTATATCTCAAATATTAAAGGTTATATTAAAGAAAAAGGTTATATAGAGTGAAGTTTACAAAGTATCTATTGTCTTGGATATCTCAAAATTTAGCAGTTCCATTTTGGATGATAGGTCATGTTCATTTAACAATGAACATTTATGAAGACATATACGAGATAATAGCTTCATTTGGAATGAATATTATAGTAGCAATAGGATTTTATATAGATTGGTTAAGACATAAAAAAGAAAACAATGAATAAACAGCAAGTACCTCAAGCACAAATTGACTTGACAACAACTACCCCAATTACCTCACCTGATGGTAATTCAGTATTCCAAGAAGGAGTAATTTTAAGAAAAGTATCTCGTTTCATTACAGGACAAGCAGAAGATGGTGTTATTCCAATCCCATGTTTTTTTGATATTAAGACAGGAAAAATTATGTCTAATTTCTTACCTAAAGAATTAAGAGCAGAATACGCTGAATTAAACAAAACACAAGACTAATGACACCTTGGGATTTTATAAAAAATCTTACTGTAAATAAAACAAAGTGGGATTCATATACTGAGAATGAAAAAAATGATTTTAACTCATATATGGCTCATAAAGTATTAAGTATGGATGAGAAGTATATTGAATTAACAAACTTAGTTCAAAAGCTACCTCCAGCTGAAAAGAAACAAATATATAATGTTTACTTAAATATTTTACCTACTAAACCATTATATAGTAAGTATATAAAATCCACCATTAAGTCTTATTCACCTGAACTATTAACTCATATAGCTTTTTATTTTGAATGTTCAAAAAAGGAAGCTAGTGAATATATTAAAATATTACCTAAACAGGAAATGGAAAATATATTCAGTGAGTTAGGTTTAGATGAAAAATTAAAAAAAACATTAATTAAAGAAATAAAATAATGTCAGGTCCAATTAAAAAATATAATAACAGAGAAATCAATTTTCATAAAGAAATGTCAGAACCAGTAGCATCTTACAACACTAAAGTGAAAGATCACTCTAAAGAAGCAGCTCAAATTAATACTAAACTAATTGACTATCCTAAAATGCCAGAAGCAATTCAAATATTAAAAAAAGAATATCCTACTATTGCTGATGGTTATGAACAAATAATTTTAGAACAATATGAATTATTTGCTAAAAAACATTTAGACTATGGTATGTCAAATATTTCAGCTGGTACTCAATTATCAAATACTGATGAAATAGAATTTGCATTAACTGGTTTATGGTATAGACTAAATGATAAAGTTAATCGTTGGAAAAATATGATTATCAATAAACGTAAGGTAAATAATGAACCTTTAATTGATACATATCAGGATATTACTAACTATGGAATTATAGCTCAGTTAGTAGAACGTGGTCTTTGGAAGAAATAATGGCTAAGAAATTACCTAAAATAGTTAAAGAAATTAGGAAGTATAAACCTAGAGATACTGATTATAGATTTGAAAAAACTATATCGTATAGTCAAATGTCTATGTTTAGATCTTGTAATCACAAATGGCAATTACAATATAAAGAAGGTAATTACTTATATCAACCTTCAATTCATTTTATATTTGGAACCGCAATGCATGAAACTGTACAACAATACCTTACAGTAATGTATGATGAAACTGATACA